GGCTCTGAAAAGGATGCTAACGGCAATTGTATAAACAAAATAACGGGTCAAGTTACAGATGTGACTGTATGTCCGGAGGGCTCTGAAAAGGATGCTAACGGCAATTGTATAAACAAAATAACGGGTCAAGTTACAGATGTGACTGTATGTCCGGAGGGCTCTGAAAAGGATGCTAACGGCAATTGTATAAACAAAATAACGGGTCTAGTTACAGATGTGACTGTATGTCCGGAGGGCACTGAAAAGGACGCTAACGGCAATTGTATAGCAACTATTTACATGGACACCACTACAAATACAATATGTCCGGAAGGAAGCTATAAAGGTGAAGATGGAATTTGTTATAACGATGTCACCGGGGAAGTGGTACAAAATAATATCTGTCCCGCGGGAACCACGTACAATGAAACTAGCGGTCAATGCGAGTATTCTAAGTATCTTTGTGGCCCAGGATTTACTTTTAATATTCTTACCAGCCAATGTGAGCCGGATGACGAGAAAGAAAAAACAGGCGGCATAACAACCTTACCTACACCTGACTTAAAAGTTCCGGGACGAGGGGACTTTGTTACGGCTGACGACGTTTTGGTTGAAAACACCGGCGACGTGGGTGGAATTTACTCTATACTACCCGCTCCTGTCCGTGAGCCGTTCTTGGCGGGCCGTAGACAGCAAGATATACGCAACGTAGCGGATACGGTAGGTGTTCAGCAAGGCGCGGGATTAGAGCAAGATCAGGCGGCTGTAGACCGGTTTGCAGGATACGCGAACGCGTTTGACGTAGGCACTCCCGAGCTATTGGATATTTCTGGCGTACTGCCTGGCGATCTTCCGGCTTACGAAGAGAAGTTTAATGTACAGTTCCCTGAATTTGGCATTGCTCCACCGGTTCGTCCTGACGAGGAGGTGTTCCCTATTGCTGGAGCAAGGTTTGACCCAACCACCTATACGCCTACTGCTATGGCGGCGGGAGGCGTGGTTGAAAAAGAAAACGGCATAGAAAGTTTAATGGATCGCCGTCAGCAAGCAGTGAATCGTATGTTAATTAAGCGGGCAGGGTCTCATTTTGGCAGGTAATCATCGCGCTAGGTTATTTAAAAAGCCGCAAGGGTTTGAGAACGGAGGCGCGGCAAGGACGCCTTTAAGTCCTTCTGATCCGTTGTTCATACAAGAAGATTACCGTCCGGAAGTTATGTCCGACATGGTTAGTCGTGACGTAAGCTTTGATGCTTCTAAATACCCCGTAGAAGAGGCCCCTGAGTCGGACGTTATGAGCGGCGTAATGCAGCGTATTAAAGACATGGGCCAAGGCTTTGCGGACATCCCTGAGTTTGTCGGAAACTATCTGGTGCGTCCGGATGAGCGTGGGATGCCGTCGTTTGTTTCGCCCTCTGAAGTCGGTCAAGATGTGATGGATATTGGCACAGGTATGGCCACAGGTATCCAAGAAGACCCTACAGGCTTTATGCTTGATATGATTCCAGGCGTTTCAAACGTTAGATCTTTAATTGATTCAAACGTTTTGTATGAGCAAGCCACCGAGTTAGATAAAGCCGGAGATCAAGTAGGCGCGGCTAAAGCACGGTCTTTGGCGTCCTTCAGCATGACGGACGTTTTCAACCCTATTCCGGGTAGCGGAACAGCAATAAAAGGCATTATTGCGGGAAGAAATGCTCGCCGCGCGCCTGAAAAGCTGTCGGACTCTCGGTTGGACGTTTTGGAAGAAGAGCCTGTTTTAGGTATTCCTACCGTGGAAGCTAGAGAGCGTTATGCCGATAAAATTGTTTCTGGAGACAATCCGTTAGAGCAGGAGGTGTTTAGAGAAACCGGTGCGTTTATAGGGGCGGATGGAACGCGTAAGTTTGAAATAGACACGTCTTCGGCAAGAGTGGATTTAGAAAAAATAAAAGACCTCTACATGTTTAGTAGCACAAAAAGATTACCGGAGGTTTTCGACTTACCTGAGCTTTACGAAAATTATCCACAGCTTCAAGACACAAGAATAGTTTTTGATTCATCTATTCCGGGTATCGCCCAATATAGGGCTAGAGCTAATGAAATTGCTATTAATCCAAAACCGGAGGACCTTACTCAAGAAATAATTACCTCTACTATTTTGCATGAGGCTCAGCACGGCGTCCAAAATATAGAAGGTGTTTTATCCAGAGAGTTGTTTTTGGAAGATGCTATAACCTATGATGAATATTTTAGGTTACCCACGGAAGTTGAAGCAAGAAACGTACAAGCCAGGTTTGAAAAACCTCGCTATAAAGAAGTTCTTCCCGAAGTAAGTGCCGAGTACACGTTAGAGGAAATGTCTGATGTGGACGCACTAAGAGCGAGAGCCAATAAAAAAGATTTTGACGAGCTTATGGGTAACCCTTTGGATGATTTCCCGTCTTTTAGTCGAACGGACCCTGGTTCATCTGATATGCTAGACGAAGTAATGAGACGTATGCGACAAAATATGATAAACCGTGGCGATAATGTTTCACGTGGAACATCTCGCCCCGAAGGGCAAAGGGGCGATCCTTTTGAACCTGAAGCGGACACTAGATACAGACAGAACAACCCTAAAAGGTAAATAAAATGGCAAACGGTGACAACATAACTCCAATGGTAGAGCGTCGGGAAGACCCGATAGAGCTAACTATTGAGGATCAGATGGACATTGCCGCGCCTAACGCTATGGAGCGCATGCCTAGCGAAGGTATGGACATAGAAATCATTGAAGACGAAGACGGTGGAGTGCTCATAGACTTTGACCCCTCTATGCGGGACATAGACGAAGGCGACTTTAGCCGTAACCTTGCCGAGGAAATGGACACCGGGTTCTTGGGTTCTATAGCTAACAATCTTATGGGCGAGTACGACTCTAATAAAGCGTCACGTCAAGATTGGGAAGATGCGTACCGTAATGGCTTAGACTTGCTAGGTTTCACGTACGAGGAGCGCACACTTCCCTTTAGAGGCTCCACAGGCGTCACACACCCCCTTTTAGCCGAAGCTGCGACTCAGTTTCAAGCTCAAGCGTTTAACGAGCTGCTGCCCCCAGACGGCCCTGTACGCACATCTGTACTAGGCGCACCGACCAGGGAAAAAGAGCAACAAGCTCGTCGTGTTAAAGAGTTTATGAATTACTACATTACTAATGTAATGGAAGAGTACACGCCTGACTTCGATCAAATGTTGTTCTTTTTGCCGTTGGCGGGGTCTACGTTTAAGAAAGTTTACTTTGATGAAGCTCTAAACAGAGCGGTAAGTAAGTTTGTGCCCGCAGAACATTTGGTGGTGCCTTACGAAACGTCTAGCTTAGAGAGCTGCCCGTGTATAACTCACGTGTTATCTATGCCTTTAAACCAATTGCGCAAGTTACAGGTGTCTGGTTTTTACTTAGACGTCCCCGTCTTGCCTGGTCAGAATACTTCTAGCGAGTTAGAAGACGAGCAAGACCGTATTCAAGGCATGCATGCCTCAAATACTGATTATGACGTTACTTTATTAGAATTCCACGTAGAGTTAGACCTTGAAGGGTTTGAAGACACGGATGAAGAAGGTGAAGAAACAGGCATAAAACTGCCCTATATCGTCACAGTGGTAGAAAACAGTGGCACAGTGCTTTCTGTCCGTCGAAATTACGCAGAAGACGACGAGGATCGCAAGAAAGTACAATATTTTGTGCATTATAAGTTCTTACCCGGCTTTGGATTCTATGGTTTAGGCTTAATCCACACCATAGGCGGTCTTTCTAGAACGGCCACAGCGGCGCTTAGGCAGCTTATTGATGCGGGCACATTGTCTAACCTTCCTGCGGGCTTTAAAGCGCGTGGCATGCGTATACGAGACGATTCTGAGCCCCTACAGCCCGGAGAGTTCCGCGATGTAGACGCTCCCGGCGGAGCAATCCGAGAAAGTTTGATGCCCCTTCCGTTCAAAGGCCCCGATACGACTTTATTCCAACTATTAGGCTTTGTGGTCGATGCGGGTAAGCGGTTTGGAGCTATTACGGACTTAAAGGTAGGCGATGGCAACCAAAATGCCGCGGTTGGTACAACGGTAGCCATGCTTGAACAGGGTAGCCGCGTGATGAGTGCGGTACATAAACGCCTGCATTACGCCATGCGTCAAGAATTTAAACTTTTGACACGTGTGATGCATGAATCTCTGCCCCAGGAATATCCTTTCTCGGTAGAAGGCGGTGATGAGACGGTTATGGCGTCTGATTTTGACGATCGTGTAGACGTAATCCCGGTTTCAAACCCTAATATCTTCTCTCAAGCTCAGCGTATTGCCCTGGCGCAATCTCAGCTACAAATGGCCACGCAAGCGCCTGAAATGCACAATATGCATGAAGCGTTCCGTCGTATGTATGATGCTTTGGGCGTAAAAGACGTAGATAAGTTGTTAAAGCAGCCTAGTACGGAACAACCGATTCCTAAAGATCCGGCTCAGGAGCACATTGATGCA